CTAGCCGACTTTTGGTAAAAATTTTTAAATAGATATATATATGAAACCGACAGAAATGTTATCACAAATCAAGACTTTGCTAAAGGCACGTATGTCTCTAGCACAGCAAACACTTGAAAACGGTACAATTATCGAGGCAGAGAGCTTTGAGGCTGGACAGCAAGTTTTCGTAGTGTCAGACGAAGAGCGTGTAGCTTTGCCAGTAGGCGAGTATGCACTCGAAGACGGTATGACCCTAGTCGTAGAAGAAGAGGGACTAATCGCAGAAATTAAAGAAGCTGCTGCAGAAGAAGAAGTACAAGAAGAGCAGCTAGAAGAAGAGGTCGTCGTAGAGGACGTACCAGAAGAGGTTGTAGAAGAGGTTGCAACTGTAGTAGAGGCTGTAGTCGAGGCTATCGCACCAGTACTCGAAGAAGTTAAGCAAGAAGTAGAAGAGCTTAAAAAGAAATTTGAAGAGCAATACAAAAAAGACGAAGACAAGAAAGAAAAAATGTCTTCACAAAAGCCAGCTACTAAACCTTTAAAACACAATCCAGAAAAAAATAACACTCGTACAGTGCATACATACGCAGACAATCGTAGTGCGACTATGCTAGACAGAGTATTTAACAAACTTTCTAAATAAATTTAAAATGAACAGAAACGTAAACTTACGGACTATTACTACCAGTGGATCACTGGACAGCTTTACTACTACCTACGAAGGGGAGTACAAAAAGCAAATTATTTCAGCAGCTTTGTTGAGTGGCGACACTCTAGACAAAGGTGGTGTAACTATCAAACCAAACGTACAGTACAAAGAGGTTATCAAGAAAATTGACAGTGGATCTATTTTAACTTCTGCTACTTGTGACTTCTCTGCTACTGCAGACGTTATTGACATTGAAGAGAGAGTACTTGAAGTGGTACAACAGCAAGTAAACCTCGAAGTTTGCAAGCTCGATTTTACTAGCGACTACTTGGCTCTAGAGCAAGGTTTCTCTGCTTATAAAAACTTGCCTACTTCTTTTGCTGACTTTATTATGGCTCACGTTGTAGCTAAAGTTGCTGAAAAAACTGAGCAAAACATCTGGGGTGGAGTTGCAGCTACAGACGGATATGACGGTCTTACAGTATTAATGGCTGCAGACGCAAATGTAAACGACGTTACAACTTCTGAAACTGCTTTTGCTGCTTCGACAATCATCGATGAGCTCGGAAAATTAGTAGATACAATCCCTTCAGCCGTATATGGGCGAGACGACTTGAAACTTTACTTACCTACAGTAGCATACAAAGCGTATGTACGTGCTCTAGGTGGTTTCGGTGCTGTTAACGCTTCTGGTGGAGGTGGTGCTGCTGGTACTGACAACAAAGGGTCACAGTGGTTTAATGGTCAAGAGCTTTCTTTTGAGGGAATCCCAGTATTTAAAGCTCCTGGTATGCCAGCTGACCATATGGTAGCTGCTGAAACTAGCAACTTATTCTTCGGTACTAATTTGGTTAGCCCAGATCATACAGAGGCTAAGATCCTCGATATGAGCGATTTAGACGGAAGTAACAACGCGAGGATTATTATGCGGCTAGCGGGCGGAACGCAATTCGGCAACGCAGGGGACATCGCACTTTATACTTTGGCGTAATATAAATTAATTGTTTAACTAATTAGGGTGGGTAAGCCGTATAGTGCCTACCTACCCTTTTTTTAATACTAGAAAATTATGGCGTGTGCATCACTTTCAACTGGTAGAAGTTTACCGTGTAAGTCTAGTGCTGGTGGTATTAAAGCTATCTTCGTTACAACTTTCGGCGATCTAGGAGACTTAACAGTCACTAGTGGCGAGGTTACTGCGTGGGCTGGTACACCAACACTTTACAAATACGACGTAGACGGTGCTACTGGTGTAGAGCAAAGTATTACTGCGAGCCCAGAAAACGGTAGTGTTTTCTTTACTCAAACTTTGACTACTACATTAAAGCGTCTAGATAAAGCTACTATGGTAGAACTAGACGTATTACTTAAAAACAGACTTTCTGTAATTGTAGAAGATTACAATGGAAACTATTTACTAATGGGTGCAGAGCACGGTGTAAATAGTAGTGGGGGGTCTATTACTACTGGGCAAGCCTTCGGCGACTTGTCTGGTTTCTCTGGCTTAACATTTCAAGGTCTAGAGCAAAACCCAGCGTGGTTTGTTACTTCTAGCCTAGTTACAGCAGCAGAAGACTCTACACAAATCGACCCAGCATAGGGTATTTTTTAAATAGGGGTTTAAGGGTAGCTACGGCTGCCCTTTTTTTTTAGCAAAAACGAAAAACTTACGTTATATGTATATATGAAAATTCTAAAACCTACAACAGACACGCAAACTATAAAACTAATACCTAGAAATTATAGTCAAAGCACTACTGTACAGCTTAGAGATGACCAAACAAACGTCACTACAGTATACACACCTACAGTAACGCAAGAGAATGACTACCAGGTATACAGTGGCGTGTTTAATTTAGAAGAGGGTCACTACTACGATTTGCTAGTACAAAACGATTATGACGTATATAGCCAAAATAGTGACTACTGGAATTTAAGTACAAACACTTGGAATGACATTAACTTTAAGGTAGACACAAATATCGTAGACAAAATTTTCTGTACAGACCAAGACATAGACCAGTCAGAGCAAGAAGAGTACAGCGTAAACAAAGACGTTTACAAAAGCGACTTAACATATGACAAAGAGTATATAATTTATGAATAATACTAAAAAAAGACGTAGTACAGCTCGCAAACGTGCTGGCTTAAAATTCTTAGACCTTGCAGCCTACACAGCACCAGCTATAGTAGAGCAAAACAATAAGGAATGGGTCGAATACGGTGCAGACAATAACTACTTTAATTACCTTATACAACTTTTTAACGGATCTCCAACAAACGGAGCTTCTATTAACGGTATTGCACAGCTAATTTTTGGTAGAGGATTAGACGCTACTGACTCATCTATGAAGCCAGACGCTTACGCTATGATGAAACGTCTATTTAAAGACGACTGTGTAAGAAAACTAGCTACAGACCTTAAATTATTTGGTCAGTGCTCTATGCAAGTAATATATAACGCTGAACGCACGCAAATTGTACAAGTGGAGCATTACCCTGTAGAAACGCTAAGACCAGAGAAATGCAACGATGACGGCGAAATAGAGGCATATTACTATAGTGCTGACTGGCAAAACCTAAAAAACGGAGAGCAGCCAGAGCGTATACCAGCTTTTGGCTTTAGCGAAGAGTCTGTAGAGATTTTGTACGTAAAACCTTACAGAGCTGGCTTTTATTATTTTGCACCTGTGGATTACCAGAGTGGTACTCAGTATGCCGATTTGGAGAGCGAGATAGCAAACTTCCATTTCTCGAATGTAAAGCAAGGTATGTCGCCTGGACTCCTACTTAACTTTAACTCAGGCATACCAGACGAAGACGCACAGGCAGAAATAGAGCGTAAGATTAAACAAAAATACACTGGATCTAGTAACGCTGGTAAATTTATACTTGCTTTTAATAATAATGCAGATGAGCAAGCGACTGTAGAGTCTATACAGCTTAGCGACGCACACCAGCAGTACGAGTTTTTGTCTACAGAGTCAACTCAGAAAATTTTAATCGCCCACAGAATTACGAGCCCTATGCTTTTAGGTATTAAAGTCCAAAACGGTCTCGGAAATAACGCAGACGAGCTTCGAATGAGCTCGATTTTATTTGACAATACGGTTATTAAACCGTTTCAAGACCTTTTAATAGACTCTTTTGACAAAATACTACACTTTAACGAGATAGACCTTAACCTATACTTTAAAACGCTACAGCCTTTAGAGTTTATGGATTTAGAAAATGCTACAAACAAAGAGCAAATTGAAGAAGAGACTGGACAGAAGCTGGGACTTAAAAGCGTAGACGGCAAACCAGTATACAAAACTAAAGAAGAGGCAGAGGCAGTCGCTAAAGACTTAGGCTGCGAAGGATCTCACGCTCACGAAATAGACGGAGAGACATACTATATGCCCTGTGCAGACCATTCTGAGCTTAAAGACGCAGACGATCCGTGTCAGGCTGGCTACGAGCAGTATGGAATGAAAATAAAAGACGGTAGAGAAGTGCCTAATTGCGTGCCTATAGAGGCAGCAGAAGAGCTACGTAAGGCAGTAATGAATGAGCTGCTTAACTTAGAAGACGAAGACCTAAGCGACTACGAGCTAATAGACACAAGACCAGCTAATGAATACGACGACATACTACACGCTGGGCTAGAGCTTGCTAGTGTACTACCTAGCTCGCCTAGTAAAACCAGTGAGCAAGACACAAGCATCTTAAAAATACGATATGCGTATATGGGCTCTAACAACCCACAGAGAGAGTTTTGTCAGAAAATGTGGTCAGCTAAGAAAATATATCGTAAAGAAGACTTAGACAAAGAAAGTACAGCAAATAGCGAGTTTGCACCTAGCGGATCAAACAGCTATAACATCTGGCTCTATAAGGGCGGTGTTAACTGTAACCATTACTGGGAGCGACGTACTTACTTACGTAAAAACAACGAGAAAATAACAGTAACAGAGGCTAGAGAGAAAATTGCTAAACTAGATCCTAGTTTGCGTGAAGAGGCACGTATACCAACAAACGAGCCAGAAGTAGCACAAACAGCAAATAGAGGCAATAACTACTGGTCTTTAGACCCAAACTATAGACGCTAATGGCAACAGCTTTATTTATTTCTAGAGAAGACCTGGTAAGAAACACCATTATAAATGGCACGGTAGACAGTGACAAGTTTCTGCCTTTTGTTAAGCTGTCTCAAATTCAGCATATTCAGAATTACTTAGGGACAAGACTATACAATAAAATTAGTCAAGACATATTAGATGGGTCATTGACTGGAGACTATCAAACTTTAGTTAACGAATACGTACAGCCAGCCTTAATCCATTTCGCTATGGTAGATTTCTTGCCATTTAGCTCTTTTGAAATTAAAAACGGTGGTATATTTAAGCATAGTAGCGAGACAGCGACGCAACCGTCTAAAGACGAAGTAGACTATCTAGTACAAAAGCATAGAAACTTTGCAGAATTTTACACTCGTAGAATGATAGACTATTTAACTTTTAATGGGTCTAGCAAGTTTCCAGAGTACTATACAAATCAAAATGAAGATATGTACCCAGATAAGTCGGCTAGTTTCGTTGGGTGGGTGTTATGAAGCAGTATAAAGTAAAACATAATAACGTAGTAAAACTAATTGAGTATTTAAAGAACTCAAAAGTTAAAAAAGACAAAAAAAGTAAATAAATATGGGTACATCATTAAGTAGTGCTAGAATAAGTGAAACCTTTGACGGTTTACTCAAAACAACAGACAATCAGCCTTTGACTGGTAGTTTAAAAGAAATTACAGACGGTTTAGGTAACGACTCTGGTGTGCATATGGATCAAAACGGTAACCTAAAAGCAGAGGGTACTTTAGAGTTTGGCTCATTAAAAGACACAGGCGAAGACATAACTATTACAAAACTAGTAGACGAAGCAGACGGCATTGACAATAACGACAATGATACTAGCATACCTACTAGTGCAGCTGTAAAAGATTACGTAGACACAAACTCTGACTATAGACTAAAAGAAAACATTGAGCCGTTAAGGTCAGCACTAGACAGACTTGATGAGTTAAAGCCATATAGATTTAACTTCATATCTGACCCAGAGGCTACAGTAGATGGGTTTATAGCTCACGAAGTCGCAGACATAATACCAGAAGCCGTTAAAGGCGAAAAAGACGCTGTAGACGCAGAAAACAACCCTATATACCAGACAATAGATCAAAGTAGAATAGTGCCTTTACTAGTAGGTGCAGTACAAGAATTGTTAGCAGAAGTTAAAAGTTTAAAAAAGAAATAAATGGCTAGAGAAATACATCATAGGAGTTACTGGGGTAACACTAATCCAGAAGGCTATGGAGAGGTGTATTACGACGACTCAGCTACAAACAAACTCTACAGACATTCTGACTACTACGAAAACAGCTGGGACACAGACAAAACACTTAGAGACTTAAACAATAAAGCAAGTATAGTCTTAACACCTACTGCATATTCAGATGGTAGCTTAAATACTGTAATACCGCCTTATCAGGTATTATCTGAACTTGTTACTAATAATGGTACATTTGATACAGATAGTGATTGGACAAAGGGTGTAGATTGGAGTATAGAAAATGGCACTGCTAACTCTGTGGGTTCAGGTGGTTCTTCAAACTTAGCCCAAACAGGATATCCTTTTGTTGGTGGTAAATTTTATAAAGTAACATTTGAAATAAAAAATTATGTAAATGGGAATCTTATTTTTCAATTTATAGGTACTACTACTGTAAATGGTGCAACTCGTAATGCTAACGGAGTTTATACTGAATATGTTAAAGCAGAGACAGGTAATGTAACCTTTAGATTTAGAGGTACAAACTTTACAGGTTCAGTTGATAATGCAAGCGTAAAAGAAGTACAAGAAGCCGACTTTGACTTTAGTAGAGGTTCAAGTGCTACAAGAGTAAACGAGCAAGGGCTTGTAGAGGACGTACAGATATTAAGTGGAGAGCTTGTACAAAACGGAGATTTTGAAGAGATAGGTAGTGAACTTATTACTAATGGTACGTTTGATAATAATATAGATAATTGGGCAGCAAAATCAAGTGTAATTAGTTGGTCTGATGGAAAATTAAGTTGTAATAATTCATCAGGTAATTATTTATCAGGTGCTTATCAAGCAGGTGTTTGGGTTGATACGAAAAATTATAAAGTTACTGTAACAATGCAATTATTGTCAGGCGATTCAGATGGTAACATTATGGTTTTGTCATCG